TGCTCAACAAATACAAAATCAAATTAATCCTCCTGTATTAGTAGAACAAGCGCCTTGGTTACCAACAGGCTCATTAATGATCACACCATAATAATATTTTTATGCCAGCAAGATTTATAAACGTAAATAATTCAGGAAGAGCTAGATTTACAAATGTAAATAACTCAGGACGTGCAATATTTGGAGAGGGAGGGTCAGGTACAACAACAACAGTTCCTGGAAACTATTTAATTAATATATTTGCTAGATTGAGTTCTTCTACTGGTGAATCTTACCAATTTCAGTATAATTTAAATAATGCTGGTTTTGTTGATATAGGAGCGCCAGTTACAGGTACATCATGTAGCTCTGTTGGATCTATTTCTGTTAGTAATTCTGGTACAGATGATGTTATTATAAGAGTAGTACTAGCAGGAGGATCACAAACATATAGCTTTACTATAGATCTTGCATCCAGTACTTGTCCTACATATGGAGATCCTAATTTTGGAACAAGTTGTAATCGTCAAATAAATAATATTAATTCTACTAGAAGTGTAGCAGCAACAATACAAGGTTCAACTACATGCTAAAATATAATTAGTTATGGCATTACCAGCTAGTGGACCTATATCAATGAGTATGCTCATAACAGAGCTTCAAAATGAAGGCCTTACTAGTAATATAGAATTATCTAAAATTGGTAGTTTATTAGGTAGTGATGCTAATACCGGTTCAGGATATGTTCCTGTTAATAGAAGCGCTCCTACAAAACCTACAGATGACGTAGTTCCATCAGCAATATCAGAATGGTATAGTTATAATCATACAGCAAATCAAAATTGTGCAACAGGAGATATAGATACTCCTATTTTATTAGGTAGTTATTTATATTATAGAGTAAATGTAACAGGAAGTTCTGGAGCAGGTTCTAGTATAACTATAAGTTCTCCTGATAATGTAGTCCCAAATTTATCTACTATGAGGTTTCAAATATATACCTCATATCCATTTACTAATACAGGAACATTAACTGGTTTTCCAGTATTTGATGGAACTTTTAGTAATACTAATTCACAAACTTATAATTATACACTATCTTCAACTTCTGAAGTATTATATGTTGTAATGTGGAAAGAAGGTAGTCAAGATCAAAATATATTAACTCCTATATATTTTATGGCAACTCCATCATGTGGAAATGTTGATAATATTAGAGCAGTAGTAACATCAAATAATGATCCTACGTTAGCAGCAGCTTCAGCAAATTCATCTGCATTATTAAATCCTAGAACAAATGCCTTAATTACTGGATTTAATTATGTACGAGATGAAGGTGGTAGTATTTATAACATAAATTCAAGTACAGCTGTAGTAGGATCTCTGTACGTAAATTGTTAAAATAATGTTTTATGGCTCCATATTTTAGATTTAATATTCCTTGTGCAACAACAACAACAACTACGACAACTACAACAACAGCACCTCCATGTTATTGTTACACAATACTTGCAGATAGTGGAACTACTACAGTTTCTTACTCTAGATGTAATGATGGTGCCACAATTAATGTAACAATAAGTGATCCTCCATCAGGATCTGTATGTTCAAGAGATACTCCAGTATATGTAAGTGGAGCAACTCCAACTATATTTGCATGTAGTTCTATTACTGATTGTACAGCAAATATACAATGTAGAAATTGTACGTAATATAATAAAGATATTTATAATAAAATAAAAATTTATGATTTATCAAGTACAAATGCAGTTTATTCCTGGCAGTGATCAAATTTGGGTAGCTAGATTAAATCCAGATGATCCAATCTATGAATATCCTACTCAAGAAGAAGCTCAGTTAAAAGCTGACGAACTTAAATTAGCGGATCCTACTGATCGTCAATATAGAGTAGTACAAATTGGATAAAAATTTATTTTTCTCTTATTTTCGTATATTTATAAATAAACAACTATTTTATGTTACAGATTATTTTAGTTCTTGCAGTCGCTTGTGTTGCTGCATACTTTATTGCTACTTCTAGGAAAAGTAAAGTAGAAGAAATTAGCAAAGACACACCAGCTCCAAAAAATCCAACATTCGATCCAGTAGTTCCTGCTCCAGCACCAGTAGAAGAAGTTAAGCCAAAAGCTGAACCTATTGCTAGTGTACAACAAGTAGAAGAATTAAAAGAAGCAAAAAAAGTAATAAAGAAAAAAGCTGCTCCTAAAAAGAAAACTACTAAATAAATTGACTTTGTTTTTTTAATATAAAAAAATAGGCTCTCTGTAATTAGAGGGCCATTTTATTTCTCACATTAGTTTATATATTTATTATAAAAAGAACGTTATGGCAAAGCTTACAGAAAACGAATTAGAAAGATTACACCAAGTTAGAAAAGATTCTCTAGAAATTGCATCTGCTTTAGGAGAATTACAGTATCAAAAAACAGTTTTAGAATTGTTGATGGAAGATCAAAAACAAAAAATTAAAGATCTAAAAAAGTCTGAAAGTTTACTTTTTGAAGAACTAAAAGACAAATACGGTAACATCAACATAAATATCGAAACTGGAGAATTTCAATAAAGTGTTTTGAATAAAGGATAGATATTTATTACTAGATAAAAATAATATAAATGGCCGAAACACTTATTAGCCCAGGAGTTTTCTTAAATGAAAACGATCTATCCCAAATAACACAAGGACCTATTGCTGCCGGCGCAGCGCTCATTGGACCTACAGTAATTGGACCTGTAAATGTTCCAACAATAGTAACTTCATATTCAGAATATAAGGCTATCTTCGGAGCAGCTTTTGTTTCTGGTGGAGCTAACTTTGAATATTTAACTTCAATTGCAGCACTTAACTATTTTGAACAAGGCGGTGATTCTTTAATTGTTACTAGAGTAGCTTCTGGTTCTTATACAGTAGCAACTGCTTCTGTAGCTTCTATTGGAAGTTCAGCTTTACCTTCTTTTGAATTAGAAACTCTTTCAGTTGGTACTGTAATGAATAATAACGGAAATATTAGTTTATCATCAGAGGGATCTTTGCCTTCTGGTTCTTCTGCTAATATTCGTTGGGAAGTAACT